GGAAGAACAACTCGATGATGTCCTCTTTGACGAAACCAGGATCTGTCAAATTTCCCTTTCGCACAATCGCAAGGATTTCTTCACAAAAGCTAAGGTCTTTATTTAAGGACTTTAACTTAAAGAATATATCCATGATCCTGTCTTCAAGGTATCCGCGAGCAGCGGCCTGGTTTAAGAAGTATAAGCGGCCTAGGGCCTTATCTTTGATCCGGGGGACTGTAAGAGGTTTTCCTCCTCAGTACTGTACCACCCATCTCTCGAGGACCCCGATCCTTACATGCTCTATTATCCTTCCACCAAAACGGCGTAATGGGTTCTTTGGGTCTACTAAGAAGTTAGCTAGATCTAAGAACTTCACCAGGCCTCTATTCACCAGTATCCCAGCAAAGGATATAAGTGAATATTGGTAAGAAGAGATAGGACCCCAGTGCGGGCCAACTATAGCTTTAAAGGCTCTGAGTGGATGCTTAAGTCCACGGCGGGAAACAAAATCCGCCGCAACACTTGCTCTTCCAAACAGTGAGTCGAAAGAACGCATCTGTCGTCAAGAGAAGGCCGAAACCTCCTCAAGACCGATTGATGTTCTCTTTGCGAACTCAATAACTGGCCGATCCGGGGCTACCAGAGATTTTGATACGTTACATTTGACATCGAGATCACCTTCCATTAACAACAAGTAATGGTCAGCTACCTTCTTATCAAAGATAACAATATCATCCCCTAGTACCTCATAATTTTCAAATCATTTATTCTTGTTCCCGTATATCATAATATTTATATACTGGAGGATTAAATGATGAGTTAAATTAAGCATAGCTCATGAAGAATAAGCACCCATAGGTTGTCCTACTGCATATTTCAATTTCTGTTCAACTAAAACAAGAGGTTCTTGTTTTGGAAGAACATACTCTCTATTAACGAGTAATTCAGCCCACGCTTGCCCATAAGACACTCCAGTATCATAACCTGAACACTCTATATGATTCAATAACGAATTTAAGATACTAACTTGTAACTTAATCGGTAATCGATCAGTAGCAGCGGAAAGGTCATAACACCAAGAGTGGCCATAGTACACAGCCTTTTCCTTAGCACGGAGGAAACCCACGTCCTGATTGTGAGTGCTATCATTAGGCAACCGCCTGAATATAGCAAACAATCAGTTATGCAACGGCTTCAGTACGGACTGAGTCCATACATCCACCATTGCAAAGACGCGGATCTTTCCTGCCGCTTCCTTCTTCAAAGCCAATTGCCCCAACGGTACGCGAGTTATGGTATCACGACCAAACTTCACGTAATCCAAAGGAACATATGGTTGGCAACCTCTCATTTTCTTAGTTAACTGAGTTAACAAGAATCAAAGAGGAAACTGAC